TTTATCTTTACCGCTCATTTTTTTACCGGCCTTTCCCATTTCCCTAGCAATAGGCTCAACCCAATTTTTAATAAATTGTTTTTCGCTAGTAACGTTAAGGACTTCCTTTTTAGCAATAGCTTTTCCAGCTTGAAAGTTATAAGTATGCACAACATCAAGCAAGTCAGTATTTAAATATTCAGTAAAGGGTGCATCGTCTTTAAATTTAAATTTACGTTTAGCTGCAAAAAACTGACCGCCAGTCCCGCCATCTATTTGGTTTTCAATGTCAAGCATACCATTGATAATTTTACGGGCCTCTGTTATATCCTTAGCTTCCTCGTATTCTACAAGCTTGGCTGCAAAACCAGCCTGATCTTTTTCTATCGCCTTACGATTCCACATACGGGGAATATAGTTTTCAAGTTTATTTTCAATAATTCCTTTTGTATACAGTTCTTCACCTATATCTTTAAATAGAATTTTAATCTTTTCAGCAGCTAAATCAATTTTATTATTTTCGCTAGCTTCGCCACGGATAGCTTTATTTAAAGCTAAGTTTATTCCGTCTTCAACTTCGCCAGTAATGCTGTTTAAAGCTAGAGGCTCTACAGCCGCATAAAACTTTTCATTCCATTTACCTGTAACAGCCTTAGCAACTTCAGAAAAGTCTCTATTAATTATTTCTTTTTGAACTCCCCAATCTTCTGCAAACTCATGAACTAAACGAGTCTGTAGTGAATCGGCAGTTTTAGAATACTTTGCTAGTGGAGTTAAAACACCCGCTGCTTTACCTAGAACCTTACCATTTAAATCTGTACCAAACTTCCACACTTGATAGGCTACTTTGTTTTTAATTTCTTCCTTAGTACCTCTGCTTGTAGCTGCACGATATACTGCTTCCCTAAGCTCTTCAGCGCTTTCAGTTCCACCGCCACTTGCTTTAATAAAAGCGTCTACATCTATATCTTGCATATCTATGACGCTACCCTCAGGCCCATCTAAAAGACGATTAATATCTGAAATTATTTTACCGCCGCTAGCTGGAATCCATTCGCCTTCAAGGGCTTCATCAGCTAATGAGCTACCATCTACTGCTTCATCAAAACCAGAATCAGTGCCTTCGTCAAACGTCCGTCCTGCTCTAGCTGTTGCAATCTTTCCGGCTATAACCTTACCGCCAGCCAGAAGTGCAGGGCCAGCAACCGCACCTATGCCTGTCGCCAGTAGTGTTTGGCCAGCATTATATTCGTCTTGGCGGTCAATATTAATTTCTAAATCCTGTGTGGCTACATCTGCTAAACCAGTAATAGTTGCACCGTAAGCTGCTGCGGCCTTGTAAGGGTTAGCTGTTATTGCCCCGCCCGTTTTCTGAATAGAGTTTTTTAGTGCCTTAGCTGCTAGAGTCTTAGCTCCCGCACTGGCCGCTATAGATCCACCACCTGAGAAAATAGCACTCACGGCCAAGGGTATTGATTCATAATTAGCAAACGCATCAACAGCGTAATCACCTACAGCTTTTGCATACTCAGTAAATCCTTCTGGATCTGTATTATCCCAAGCATCTTTAAGTTCTCTGTAGGCTTTCTTGACATCTTCAGGTGCTTTCTCTGCTACGCTAGAACGATTTATCATAGTCTCTAAGCGCATTGTTTCATCACGCAACCATTCAGGTATACTATCG